GACCGCGCCCGCTGTCGTTGTTTGCCCGTGTTCCTGTTCAAACCACAGCGAGAGTCTCATTTCGCATTTCCGGCCACACGTTGCACGTCTCGGGCGCGATCGGCCACCATCACCTTTGTGAGAGGTGCGACCGATGCCCCGCAAGACGCCACAGGCCGGTGAGACGAAGGCCAAGCCCGCCGCGGGGCGGAAGGGCCGGCCCCGGCCGGCGGCAGCGCCCGTGCCGCCGGCCGCGCCCGAACCCAAGGGCGGGCGGCCGACCAAGGCCACGCCGGACGCGCGGGCGGTAGTCGTGGATGCGCTCGAACAGGGCAACACGCTCGCCTGCGCGGCCGCACTCGCCGGCGTCGGGGTACGCACCGTCCACACGTGGATTCGCAAGGGCAAGGGCCTCGGGCCGGACGACCCGGACCCGGAGGGGTTTCGGCAGTTTCGGCAGTCGGTCTGCAGGGCACAGGCCGAGGCCGAGAGTCGCCGGGTCGGGTGCGTCACCAGCGCCATCGCCGACGGGGAGTGGAAGGCCGCCCAGTGGTGGCTCCAGTGCCGCCGGCCGGCCGACTGGGGCACCGGCAGGGTCGAACTCAAGGCGATGCGGGACGAACTGGCCCTGGTCCGGCAGAAGCTGGAAGCCCTGGAAGAATTGAAACGCGGGGTGGCCGATGGACCTCCGCCGGCTCCGCCGGAAGGTGAAACGGACCGCCCGGCGGACGGACCGGCTGGCGGCGGGTGAGGCCGGCGAGGCCGAGGCGCGTGCTGCCGAACTGAGCCGTTGCGAGGCCGACCCCGCGTACTTCGCCGACACCTTCTGCCGCGTGCTCGACGAGGCCGGCGAGTGGGTGCCGTTCCGGCTGTGGCAGGGCCAACGCGACGCGATGGCGGCCGCCCTGGGCGGGCCGCGGTGCGTCTGGCTCAAGGCCCGCCAGTTGGGCCTGTCGTGGCTGGCCCTGGCCCTGGCCCTGCACACGCTGCGGTTCCGCCCCGGCGTGACGGTGCTCCTGTTTAGCCTGCGCGAGGACGAGGCGAAGGAACTGCTGGCGCGACTGAAGGGCATGTACGCCCGGCTGCCCGGCTGGATGAAGCCGCCCGAGAAGGCCCGGCGGAAGAAGGACGCGGCGACGGAGTGGCGGCTGCCCAACGGTAGCCGCGCCAAGGCGTTCCCCAGCAACCGGGGCGACTCGTACACGGCCGCCCTGGCGGTCGTCGACGAGGCCGACCTGATCCCCGACCTGGACCGCCTCCTCGCGTCGGTCAAGCCCACGGTGGACGCCGGCGGCCGGCTGCTGCTGGTGAGCCGGTCGGACAAGAGCAAGCCGGAGTCCACCTTCAAGCGGACGTTCCTCGGGGCGCGGGCGGGGACGAACGGCTGGCGGTACTGCTTCCTGCCGTGGCACGCCCGGCCCACGCGGACGCAGGAGTGGTACAAGGCGGTCCGGGACGAGTCGTTTGCCCGGACCGGGAGTTACGACGAGGTCGAGGAGCAGTACCCGGCCACGCCGGACGAGGCGCTGGCCCCGAAGTCCCTCGACAAGCGCGTGCCGGGCACCTGGCTGGCGGCCGTCACCGAGGTCAGGCCGCCGACGGCGGACACGCACTTCGTGCTGGCCGGGCCGGACGGCGGGGAGGTGGGCGTCGTGCGGCCGGCCCTGCCGGGACTGGACGTGTGGGTGCCGCCGACGCCGGGCAGGCGGTTCGTGGTCGGGGCCGACCCCGCGGAGGGGAACCCGACGAGCGACGAGTCGGCCGCGTGCGTGCTGGACGCCGACTCGGGCGAGCAGGCCGCCGTGCTGGGCGGCCGGTTCGAGCCGACGGTCTTCGCCCAGTACCTCCGGCAGTTGGCGTGGTGGTACAACCGGGCCGACCTGCTGGTCGAGCGGAACAACCACGGCCACGCGGTCCTCGGCTCCCTGCGCGAGCCGGACGCCGACGGGCGGCACCGCCCCCGCCTGCTGTGCGGGCACGACGGCAAGACGGGGTGGTTGAACAACGGGCAGGGCAAGGCCCTGCTGTACACGGCGGCGGCAGACGCCTGCCGCGACGGCCGCGTGCTGCTGCACGATCAGGCGACGTGGTCGCAGTTGTCGTCGATCGAGGGCGCGACGTTGCGTGCCCCCAAGGGGATGCACGACGACCGGGCGGACGCCCTGGCCCTGGCGGTGCGTGCGGCGGAGTGCCCGGCGGGGCGGCCCGCCGACGTGATGTTCCTGGACTGAGGGCCGGCCGTTGGACACCGGGGCGTTCACTATCACGGGCGGCATGGGGGGCGTGCACGAGCTCGCGCCCCCGCCCGCCCGTGCGGGCGTCCCGGCCGAGTCCCGTTCCTTCGGCGGCCTCGGCACCGGTGCCCTGCTCGGCTCCCTGCGGTCGGGCGCTCCCGGCGCGTGGTCCGACAACCGGATGGAGCAGGCCCGCCACTTCATCGGCGTCGCGTACTGCGCGATCCGGGCCGTGTGCGAGGGCATCGCCCAGGCCGAGCTGCGGGTCACCACCGACCGGCCCGAGGCGCGCAAGGACGACCGGAAGCGGGACGTGAAGCCGGACGGCCGGCGGCACCCGGTGGGCGACGACGACCCGGTGGTGCACCTGCTGGAGCACCCGAACGAGGAGGACTCGCTCGGCGACCTGCTGTACGAGCTGACGCTGCAACTGGAGTTGACCGGCACGGCCCTGCAGTGGTCGGTACCCAACGGCTACGGCCTGCCGTGCGAACTCTACGTGCTGCCGACGGCCCTGACGACGCCGCTGCCGGCGTCGCCGGAGTACCCTCGCGGCGCGTACCGGGTGAACCCGCTGACGCCCTACGGCCCCTACGGCGTGCTGCCGGGGGCGGTGGGCTCCGGCGGGGCGACCATCCCCGGCGAGCAGGTGTCGCCGCTGAGGCTGAAGCACCCCCTGCTGCGGTTCGACGGCTACGCGCCGTTCTCCGCCGGCGGCGTGCAGGTGGACATCCTGGAGGCCATCGACCGCGCCCGCTGGTCGAGCATGACGAACGGCACCACGCCGGGCCTGCTGCTCAAGAGCACCGACGCGGCCCTGACGGACCTGACGCCGGCGGCGATGGAGCGGCTGCAGGCGCGGCTGGACGAGCGCTGGGCGAACGCCCGGAACTACGGCCGGGCGATGGTCCTGCCGCCCGGCCTGGACGCCTCGCCGTACACGACCGCCCCGGCCACGATGGGCTTCGAGGCCGGCTGGGAGCAGGCGCGGGACTTCGTGGGGGCGCTCTTCGGCACGCCGAAGGGGGCGATGGGGTTCGTGGACGCGACCAACTACGCGACGCTGTTCGCCAGCCTGCGGCAGTTCGCCGTGTTCAAGCTCGGCCCCTTGGCCCGGCGGCTGGCCCGGTTCCTGACCCGCAGGGTCGCCGAGCCGTTCGGCGGCGGCCGGCGGGTGGAGCTCGAACTGCCCGGCCTGGACGACCCGCAGTTGCTCGAGGCCCAGCTGGCCAACGACGACCGCTCGGGCGTCCGCACCCTGAACGAACGCCGGGCGCTGCGGCGGCTGCCGCCGTGGCCCGCCCCTGAAGGCGACAAACGGGTCTTCGCCGGGGCGGCAGCCGGCGACAAGAACGCCGACGGTTCGCCGGAAGCGAACCGGCCGGAGAACGCCGAGGGCGAGGGTTCGCTCGGGCCGCGACACAGTCACAACGGGCACGCCCGGAGGCGCTGGTGAAGATCAAGGACCGGGCCGAACTGACGAAGTGGGTGCGGTCGTGCCAACAGGGGGCCCCGTGGGACGCCCGCTGGGCGTACCCCCTGCGCGACGCGGACCCGTCCTCCCTCGGGGCGGCCAACCTCGCCGCGGTGGACGAGGGCGGCATCGACACGGCCGCCATGTCCGTCCCCTGCACGGTCAACACGGCCGCGCTGGACCGCTACGGCACGGTGATCGTGCCGGGCGGCTGCGACTTCGAGGAGTACCGGGCCGTCCCCGTCGTCCTGTGCAACCACCAGTCGTGGGGGCCGCAGGGGCTGCCGATCGGCAAGGCCGAGGGGCCGGACGGCGTCTGTACGGTGAACGTGAGCCCGGAGAAGGTCACGGCCCGGACGTACTTCAGCCAGTCGCTGGAGTTCGCCGTGCAGGTGTTCGCCCTCGTCAAGGAGGGCATCTTCCGCGGCGTCTCGGTGGGCTTTGACCCCGACTTCGACTCGATCGAGTGGGTGGTTGACGAGGACGAGGGCTGCGTCGTCGGGGCGATCTTCCACCGCTGGAAGTTGCTCGAATACAGCCACGTCACCATCCCGGCCAACCCGGAGTGCACCACGCGGGCGCTGCACCGGGGGCGGATCGACGGACGGGCCATGCTGCCCGAGATCAAGCGGGCCCTGGAGCCCTTCGCCCTGACCCGCCGGTTGTGGACCGGCGGGTACGACGCCTCGGAGACGCGGAGCATGAGCCAGACCAACCCGCCGGCCGCACCGACGCCGGCCCCCGTCACCCCGCCGGCCGCGCCCCCGGCCGTCCCGCCGACGCCGCCCGCGACCCGCTCGGTCACGCCGGCCGGCAAGCGGGCCGAGGACGACGCCACGACCCCGCCGCCGGCACCCGCCCCGGAGGCGACGGCGGACGACGACGTCGACCAGTCGCTCTTGCCCGGCGCGCAGGCGCTGGTGAACCTGCACGCCCTGTTCATGCAGGTCGTGGACTTCGTCGCCGACACGGTGCCGACGCTGGAGAAGCCCGAGGTCATCGACCTGCTCAACGCGGCGGCCGCCTCGGCCGCCGACCTGGCCTCGCAGACCGCGGACGCCGTCGGCCAGCTCTACCCCGACGTGGAGGTCGAGGACCCCGACGCCGACGTCATGGCCGACGACGAGACCCGGGCCGATGACGAGACGGACGACGAGGACGAGGGCAAGGACCGCAAGAAGCGGTCGCTGCCGAAGCCCCGGCTCCGGACGCGGAAGCTCTCCAAGTCCGCGAACGCCACCGTCGTCGAGACGTGCGACTTCATGGACGAGCACGCGGAGGCGGAGAACCTCAACCGCTCGCAGCGGGCCGCCGTCCGGCACTACTCCTCCACGTTGCGGGCCGTGGCCAACGGCGACGACGAGGACGACGACGGCATCGACGAGGAGACCGCCCGCATGCTCCGGCCCGTGCTGGAGCGGCTGCTGAAGGAGCAGCAGCAGACGCGGCGGATGATCGCCGCGGCGTCGGGCCGCCGCCCGCGCTGACCCGACACCCGGCACCACCGACCACCCAACCACAAGGCACCGCCGTGAGCACGAAGAAGAAGACCGGCATCCGCGACCTGCTCCAGGACGTCGTCCAGGGCACCGCCGAGACTCGGCAGGCCGCCGTCGACATGGCCCGCCCGCAGTACCCCGCCGGCGGCACGCCGGAGCGGGCCTTCGGCACGCCGCACGCCCGCCGGGGCGAGAGCCCGCTCACGTCGCGGGGTTTCTCTTTCTTGCGTTTGTTCGGCGTGATGACCCGCAAGATCGACGCGAAGGACGCCAAGGTCGAGGCCGAGGTGTGCGGGGCCCTGCGGGCCGGGACCGACAACGTCCACTGGTCGCCCTCCGAGATCGGCTCGGTCGTCGCGCCGCTGGGCATGGACTTCCTGCCCCCGGAGGTGGCCACGCCCGATCTGCGGTCGCTGATCCAGCCGGCCGTGGCCGAGGCCGTCCGCGGGGCCGACCCCGGCGAGATCGCGTGGCTCCGGCAGCGCCTGTACGCCCCGGCGCACCGCCGGTCGCAGTCCTGGCTCGACAGCACCCTCGGGGGCACCCTCGTCGCCCCGCCCGAGCAGGGCGAGCTCATCGAGCTGATGCGCAACAAGGA